GTTCTTGACCCTCTAGATATAATCTTCTCTCCATCCCAAAGAGCTCTTATACCGTCCCATTTTTCAGATGCCCACCAGTTTAAAGGGGGTTCTTTTATATTTAATTTTAAAGACAACTTATCTTTTAATTTTAAGACTTCTCCAGTTTTGGAATCGTATAAATTTTGTGCTGTCATTATTTTTAAGTTGTCTACGTATATTTTATCATCTGTTTTGCTTACAATTTGATTTTCTGGGAAAACAGCGATGTATCCGGCATCATTCATATTGTGATATATATATTATTTCTAAATATGTTATTTTAATATTATTATTTTTTTACAATTATTGTTTTACACCATTAGACATTTAAAACGCTTAATTTATTGATTAACTATTTTTAGTTATTTTTAAAATAAAAGTTGATTTAAAAATAAAATAAATATACAGTATATAACTAAAAATGGTTAATTATAGTTGTGAAAAATGTGGGAAAGAATTTAGTCAAAAAGGACATTATACAAAACATTTAAATAAAAAAAATCCCTGTGTAGTTGAAAGTAAAGTAAAAGAGATGTTAGATAAAGTTGTTGAGGAAAAATTAAATAATTTAACTAAAAATAATAATGACAATAAAAATAATAGTAAATATACTTTTATTGAGGTATGCGCTGGCGCAGGAGGATTAAGTTATGGATTAATTAAATCTGGTTTTACACCAATAATGTTAAATGATAATAATAAAGATTGTTGTGAAACATTAAAACGAATACATCCAAACACAAATATTATTTGTAACTCTATGGATAAAATCGATTATTCAATATATATAGATAAGGTTGATTTATTAACAGGTGGAGTGCCATGTCAGTCATTTTCACAAGCGGGATTAAGAAAAGGTCTTGAAGACACTCGAGGAGATTTAATGTTAAAATTTATAGATATATTGAATTTGGTAAAACCAAAACTATTTATGATTGAAAATGTTAAAGGATTATTAACTCATAATAATGGGGAGACTATTAAAAAAATTATTGCAACTATAAATGAAAATGATTTATATAATATTACATATAAATGTTTAGATGCATCCAAATATGAAGTTCCACAAAAAAGAGAAAGAGTATTTATTGTTGGTGTATTAAAAAGTTTGAATCGTTCTTTTGAGTTTCCTAAAGAGAGTACGAATAAAAAAGTATTACAAGATGTTTTAATAGATGTTCCTATATCAAATGGATTAAAATATAACCAGAGAAAAAAAGAATTATTTAACATGATACCACAGGGTGGATGTTGGATTAATTTACCAGAAAATTTACAAAAAGAATATTTAGGTAATAGTTATAATTCAGGGGGTGGAAAGAGAGGAATATTATATCGTCTTTCTATGGAAAAACCATCATTAACCTTATTATGTAGTCCCTCACAAAAACAGACTGAAAGATGTCATCCACTTGAAGACAGACCATTAACTATAAGAGAATATGCCAGAATTCAAACTTTTGATGATGATTATGAATTTTGTGGAAGTGTTAATTCTCAATATAAACAAATTGGTAATGCTGTTCCTGTTGAATTAGCAAAACAAATTGGTAAATCATTGATAAGTTTATTAGAATAAATTTATGTATATTTATCAATTATATTTTTAACAAATTCTATAATTTCTTCAGTATTTTCTCCAAATATAAATGTTAAAAACTTATACCCTACTTGATGTTCTATTTCAACACAATTATGTAAAATAGTTTTTTTTTCATATGGAATTTCAATATTCTTATCTTTTAGTCTTTTTACTAATTCTTCTTTCTTACCACTTACAGCTAACTTATGTTCACGACAAAGCTCTTTAAGAACTGCATTAATAGGTAGTTTTAATTCCATATTTTTTGTTTTTTCTTCTGTATCTTCATTAATATTAGCATAAATACAGGTGTATTCAGGGTTTTCTTTTTTAAATTTAGATAATTTATATAGATTGGTTTTTTTAGATGAATCATTATCTGTACTAGTACGATTTTTAAGTTCTATTGCTATTTTTCTTGTATTTGACAAAATATCTAATCCTGTTTTGTGTCCAGTACCCAAATTAATGAAGTCTTTATAATTTCCAATTGCTTCTTGCCAAATTTCTCCAATTTTCATTTGGCGTTGTTTTTCTTTTAATACTAATAATTTATTTTTTTTAGATTTGGGTGTATCTAAAATATCATATGTTAAATCTTCTTTTTCAGGTCTTAATAAAATTTTTTTTATAATTAGTTCAACCTTTTTAAAGTATTCTTCTAAGCTAAAATCAGGGGGAGTAGTTAATTTAGAAAAGTTCTCTGTGAGTTTTTCCACCATATCATTAGTCATTATGAATAGTCTTTCTTTAAGTAGTATAGAATGATATTTTTAATATTATTATTTTTTTACAATTATTGTTTTAAAATTATCTTCAATTCACTGGAATCTATATTATTTACATTAGAGAAAATTTCATCTTGAGAAGGGTGTCTACTATATTTATCCTTAAATTCTTGTATAAAAGCATTGACTTCTGATTCTTTTTGTTTATAATTATTTCTTTCTAAAACTAACTTTTCTAATTTCTGTTTTTCATCTTTTTCTATTCCTTGTGTAACATTTTCTCTGTATACTACGTCCTTTAAAGAATGTATTTCATTAAACAACTCTGGTTTTATTAATTTAGAATAGTTTTTTAATTTTCTTTGTATTTCAGTTTTATCAACTCCTGTAGTCAATTGCTTTCTAAATTGTAATACAATGTCTCTATCTATAGGAGGACACGTTTCCATTAATCTATCAAATTCGTCTCTACTTGTTTTCATGAAATAAGAAACATCAAGTCTTTCATCCGGGGCTTTTATAAGTTCTATTCTTATGCTTCTGTGGAATTTATCCCACGCAATAGATGAAATTCTATGACTTTCAGTTAATTCGTTTAATTTTAAAAATTGAGAAACAGTTGTTATTATCCCTGCTAATATGTTTATACTTCCTATTATAGAAGATGTTATAGATTGATATTCTTCTGGAACCTTTTCCAATGCAAAATTTGCAGTCCCAGTTAAAGTAGACATGATAATTACTGGAATTGTAAATAGATTTCTTTTACTTGAATATTTTAAATAAGATTTATTATGTAGCCATTTATAACAAGAAGCTTTATCAGCCCAATCTACAAAAATGGTTTCATGATGAGTATCCCAAGGAGTATATTCTTTTGTAGAAATTTCACTTTTATTATCCGCCATTTATTATATATTTAATATATAAATAATTATATAATAAATGAACAACAATGAAGATTTTATTTACATAGAAGATTGTAAGAATGATGTATATAGATTAATAAAAGAAATATATCTCAAATGTGACAAATTAGAAGAAATATATAAAGAATATTTAAAAGAAGCTGTTAAAAAAAATGATTATCTTGTTTCACTAGACATCTTATTTTTTCAAATAGAACTTACAAGAGAAGATATAAATAACTATAATAAATTGTTCAAAAGTTTTTTATCAAAGATGTATGGAAATTATTATAAATTTTATAAAAAGGTTAATAATCATCTAAAGGATGTAGATACAAAAGAAATATTTAGTGATATAGCACTAGATCAAGACTTTACACCGTATGATGATATAAATTATAAAGAATATTCTTTCGAAGAAATACAAGCACTTCACAATTTAATAACATCTATTATAAATAATATAAATCAGCACATTTCTAGACAAAAATATACGGTAGAAGACGATGAAGTAAGAATAAAAAAAGGAATTAATATAAACCATTTGGTCTTTGAAAAAACCCATGACATAGAAATATTAACACACAAGAATAGATTATTTGAGAAAATATTATCAAATTACTATGAATTTCAAAAGAAATTTTTGAAAAGAATGATGTTAAAATTAAAAATACTTTTTTGTCAATTAGATTCTGATATACAATTTGAAACAGTAACTTATTCCTCTAGAGCTTCTGTTACTACAAAATTGGACGAAAAAATCTTGAATAACAAAGATAATAATCAATTAGAAGAAATTTTATACTCGGAATTAGATTTAAAAGAAAAGGTCGTAATAAAAAATTCTTATTTTATTATGATAAAAAATTTCATAAGAAATATTTTTAGAATGTTTTGTGTTTATAATTAATTGTATCTATCAAACGATTCTATTGTATTTGGGCATAAATCTTTTATTAAAAATTTAATAGAATCTGAATATTCTTTAATTTCAGTTTGAGCATTATTAGCAGAACGTAACTTAATAAAATTCAAGAGATTATGAAGATCTATACACCAGTAAAACTCGGTATACATGTTTAATGGAAGACCTATTCTAGCCATTTCCTTCGAAACTCCCTTTTTCAAAAGCATTTGATAAGTATTATATTGTTTAAAAGAATTGGACATGTATTCACTGTACATCATGTTTGTTTCTTTATCGTTTAAAACATCACCTGACATTTGTTTATTAAATTTTCCTTGCTTGTATATCACATCTGGGATGTAAAAATCATCTGAAAGAACCGAATATCTACCTGAAATTTCATTTACATTAGCCGTTCTATGTCTTATCCATTGTCTTTGAACGAAAATAGGAGCCTTGATGTGGAACTTAAATTTTACCATCTCAAACGGACTGGTATGTTTATTCTTTATTAAAAAATCTATCAACTTTTTATCTTGTTCGTATGTTTTTATTCCCTCGTTAAATGAAACTCTTGCTGCTTGTACTATAGCGTGGTCACACATTAAATGTTTACAATTACCAGGTATCACTCTTGGCATACAATCAACAAGTTTTACAAATCCAGAATTTCCTATTTGTTCAATTTTATCATTAATATTCAAAACTAACGTTTCTTGCATTTTAGGAACAATTGCTCTTGTCTTTTTTATTAAGTTTAATGCCATTATAATTAAATATAATTAAAAGCTTTAAATAAATATATTTATTACAAAATATTAATCTATTTAAAAAAACATTTTATCTACATACATACATACATGCCTCTTCATATCACTATAGAACCCGATGACGATAATCATTGGAAAAAACATCCTACATACAACAAGGCAAAAAAAAATAAAGACGTTGGGTTAGATATACCAATGCAAGAATCTGTTATTATTCCTAAGAATTCCAAATCTTTTAAAATAGATTTGGGGTTTAAAGGAAAGTCGTCCCATGGTTATATGTTAATTCCAAGGAGTTCTATAACTAAAACAGGTATACGCCTTGCTAATTCTATTGGAATTATAGATCAAAGTTACAGAGGAAAAGTAATGGCGGTAGTTGATAATATAAGTGATATTGATGTATTATTTCAAGAAGGTTGTTGTTATTTTCAAATAGTATCTTTTGACGGTAATCTCCCGAGGTATCAAATAGGCGATGTTTCTATCGACACTGATAGAGGAGAAGGTGGCTTCGGTAGCACTACAGAGATTTATTAATTAAAATTAAAACCAAATTTTTCTAATGTTAATTTAGAAGCGTTTTGTTCAGATATTTTTTTGTTTACCCCAGAACCTTTGGAATAATAATCATCTTTTATTAACACTATAGAGGTAAACGATTTTTTATGAGCTGGACCGGTTGTTTCTACTATTTCATATCGAGGATTAGATTGAAATTTTTGTTGACAATATCTTAGTAAAATATCTTTATAATTAGTATCTTCTTCCAATTCAGAAAAATCTATATTTTCATATATCAATTTTAAAACGAAATTCTCAACATAATTATATCCTAGATCCATATTTATAGAACATAAAAAGGATTCGAAAACATCTTCTAATATTCTGTCGTTATTTCTACCTCCTATATTTTCAACATTCTGGCTTATTATTAAAAAATCACCCAATGATATTTTTTTTGCAAGTTTAGACAATGTTTTTCCATTTACCAATTTAGTCCTTATTCTTGTTAAGAACCCTTCTTCTTTTTCAGGGTATTTTTTAAATAAAAGTTTTGCGACTATGAGATTTAATATAGAATCTCCTAGAAATTCATATCTTTCATATGAATTTTTTATTTCACATGATTCCAAAAACCTAAGAACACTTTTGTGAATAAAAGCTTGTTGGTAAAATAAAACATTAATAGGATTAAATCCAGTAATCTTATTAATGTCTTCTCTTGTTATTCTCTTGTTATTTTCGTTAAAAGAAGAAAATTCCATTATAATATGTTTAATTTTTTTATTTTTAAGTTATTTATTTTTTTGTAATATATTTATTATAATTATAAAGTTAAATGAAACTTGGCATCCTTATAATTATTATAATTATAATTTTGATTTTTATTTATTTTATATACAACCGCACGGATAATATTACAATATTTAGTAATGATGGGATTTCTTTAACGGATAAATTTCCCCTATTCTATTATGAAAATTTTTTATCAAAAGAAGAATGTGAAGAAGTTATAAAAGAAGTCCCAAAATTTGGGTTATCAGATTCACAATTAACAGTTTACGCAGAAGGATTTAGGACAAGTAAAACAGCTCATATGCTTGAAAATAATAAAGTTACTAAAATGATCGAAGATAAAATATACAACGTAATGAAAATACCATTGTGTTACACTGAGCCTATGCAAATTCAAAAATATGAAATAGGTCAGGAATTTAAGCCTCATACAGATTGGTTTCAAGAATATGTAGATGTCGAGAAAAAAATAATAGAAGAAGGGGGTCAGAGAACATGGACATTCATGGTGTATTTAAATGATACAGAAGAAGGGGGGGAAACTATATTTCATAATGCTGGTATTAAAATAAAACCAAAAACAGGTTCTGCTATAGCTTGGTATAATTTAAAAAAGGACGGGTCCGGAAATGAGGATACACTACATTCAGGGGCTCCAATAATAAAAGGTGAAAAATATGTAATAACCAAATGGTTCAGAGATAGATCTCAAAATTCCTGTCTATTTTCTAATTAGATTAAATAACATTTCCTTTTAATTTATCTATTTTCTCACACGAATTGATAATGTCTTGAATTTTTAATAGACTAGAGTGTATTAAATATTTCCCGGAAACAGATTTTATATCATTCTTCAATAATAACGAAAATGAATGATTAATTTCAAAATTGTCTTTTATTTTAGAAATTTCATATAAATGATGTTTTCTATCATATATATTCTTAAATTCTTGATAACTATCTGATATAATTATTTCATTTTTATCACTGGAATCTACTTCTATAATAGCATCATAAGGTGAATTTTGAAATTTTATTACAATTGAATGAAATATTTTTACTGGTTTATCTTTAACTTTAGTTGTTTCTATATCCGTGATATCGGACCATTCATTACAAGATTCTAATAAACTCTTTATGTTATTATAATTAACATCTTGAAAAAGTTTTTTATCAAAAGTTGAACCAGAATATTTCCCTATAGTAATTTTAATGTTATATTTTTTATCATTTATATATTTTTTAATCCTGGGTAATATAATTTCTGTTATATTTTCTATGTCCATTTAATTTTAAATATACATAAATTTTAAACGCGTTTATATCATATTATTGTATAATTTTGTTTTGTATATAAATTGATATAAAGAAATAACTAATTTTTTATTAAATGAACACCGAAGACTCCCAGCCCACAACTCTTGAAAAACTAGAGCTTTTTATTAAGGATCTAAGTTCACATATGGAGGAAGGTCGCCTTTTATCTGCAAGAGCAAAGGCTCTACAAAAGGACATTTCTAAGGGAAAGAATATGAGAAAGAAAAGGGTTGTAAACGAAGGAGAAGAAGCACCAAAACGTTTGTCTGCTCTACAGAAACCGGTCGAAATTTCAAATGAACTATGTGAATTTCTAGGGTTTGAAAAAAATACAACACATGCTCGTCAAGAAGTTACCACTTGTCTCAATAAATATATCAAGGACAATGATCTTCAGAATCCCGAAAATCGCAGATACATTCTTCTATCCGGAAGTGCAAAAGCTGATGCTCTTCGTGTATTACTTAGGGAACCAGATCAGCCAGTAACCTTTTTTAACATTCAGCGTTATCTAAAGGTTCATTATCCTCCATCGGAAAAGGAAAAGAAAGCCCTTCTAGAACAGGTTAATGTGACTCCAGCTAGTACCGAGGTTGTAAAAGATTCGGCTGTAGTAGAAGAAAGTAACGAAAAAAAGGACGTACAGAAAGCTCCAAAGAAAGTAACAAAGAGATCTCCTCGTTCTTAAAAAAATGTTATAAAAAAGAAAACTCTTTGTTAGAGAATTATATAAAATTCGTTTATTACAAATGTAATTATAATAAATTAGGGGAAAACAAAGCTTTCATTTATAGTAATATGTACTCTAATATATACATACTAGGTTGTGTTTATAAAGAACAAAAAAAAATTATAAATAATTGTCCAGAATCTTTAAAAGGGAACATATCAATTCCGGAATATTTTAAAAAAATAACAAAGGAAGGATTTTAAATAATAAAGTGCCCACATGGCGCAATTGGATAGCGCGTAGGACTTCTAATCCTAAGGTTCGGGGTTCGATCCCCCGTGTGGGCTCTTTATTATTTATTATAATTTATTATATTAATCTATTATAATAATATGTCTTCTTTGTTATCTACCAACGAAGTAACAGCAAGGGTTTTGAAATTAAAACTTGAAAAACTATTTAATAATCCTTTAAAACGTAAAAAATTTTTAATAGAATGTTTAAAAGAACAAGGATTTATAAAAAAACAAATTGAACAGGAAGAACCCGTTATTCATGACACTTATGATACTTGTAAAATATGTAACTCGAGTTCTATAATTTTTTCAAACCATGAAAAAATATGCGAAAATTGTGGGGCTGTCGATTTTTCATTGGATTCGAATAGATTCCGAACATATAAACAAAATATAAATCTTACAAAAGGTACTTTCATAGAACCCGGTACTACGGTTTTAAGTATTAACAGAGATGGAAAGAAAATAAACCTAGATTTATCTAAAATAAATTTATGGTTAAGTCAAGACCCCGAAGATCAGAGGGTAAAAAAATCTATTAATGACATTTCAGAGGTTTTAACAGATATAGAACAAGATTTTAGTAGTTTGAGTTTCGATAATATTAGAAACGAAATATTATCGATGTGGTACAACCTTATAAAAATAAAACCAAACATAAAAGGTATCGAGAAAAAATCATTAATGACATTAACTATTTACTATGTATTAACGTACAACAATCTCAAGGCAAATATTAAAAAGATATCTTCTATTATAGACGTAGAATTAAAAGATGTATATCATTATAACTTTGTATTGAAAGATATTTTTTCCGATACTCAATATGAAAAATATATAAACATAAACATAGGGAAAAATGTAGATTTAGAATTAACACCTGAAATTACTCGTAAAATAAAAATTGTAAAAAAAGACCTTAAAGATTACCTAAGTAATCCTTTAAAAGACAAAGAATTATATGGAATTATATATTTTCTTGGGAACTTGACAAATAATAAATATACTTTACAATTTTTATCAAAAAAATCAAATAAAAGTCCAAATATAATAGCGAATGTTGCAAAAGATATATCTAATTTTTATAATAAATACCCTCAATTAAAAGAAAGATTAAACTAAATGTACAATTTATTATAAATTTTTTTAAAGATGTAATTATATTCTAAATAATTACCTACTGTTCCATACATAGAAACGAATAGATCATCAAATACATCATAAATTAACGGATCCAAAATCTTTTTTTCTTTAGAGATTTCATGTTTACTCTCAATAATGTCAAGGATAGAATAAGAAGATATATTATATATACAAGAAAACTCAGGAATATTTTGTACATAATCTTTAAATTTCCTGATTATCCTCGTTTTTCTGTCTTCTTCTATTTCTAACAAAATTTCATCAGAAAGTTCTGCGCGGTAATCTTCGTCTGTGTCGGAATCAACGAAATCGTCCATATCTAATTTATACATTTACATATAAAATTTTTTTAAGTGTATTATTTTTTTGTTATTTTTATATGTAAAAATAATTAACTTCTTTGTTATTTAATTTTAATACATCAAGATAAAAATTACTTTTTAAATCATAAATTATATCTTTCTTCATTAATTCTACTTTATTATCGTAGTTGATGAAGATATTATGATTATCTTTGATGAATACTTTACCGGGTAAATGCTCAATTAAAATATCCTTTTCTACGATATGTTCTTTTAAATTTCCAATTAGATTACCGTTGTGTGTTTTCAATAACAAATCTTCTTTGTCTTTTTCATGTATTTTTATTTTTAGATCATTGTATAGATAATATAGTTCAAACAATACAATCGTTGATATTATAACTATTAACAAAATCATTATTAAATTATAAAAAATGTTAAATTTATAAAATTATTACGAAAAACCTATATAAAGAATTATAATATATATTATTATCAAGTAATAATAAGATGTCCTCGAATTGTATTCTCCTACCTAATGAATTTGATATTGAAAAACTAGTTTACATGAACCCTAGAACCAACAAACTAGGAGGACAAAGTGTTCTACTTAATTATTCTAATGAAGACAGCGACACTGGAGGTCCTTTTATTCTCCAAACTACAAGAGTACGTCTTCCTTTCGGTATCGACGAATCTAAACTAAACAAGACACCGGGAGAACAAAATGCTACACCAAAATATTCAATTTCATTGTCTATGGCTAACTCAGAAACCGTGAATGAAAATCATAAGCGATTTACCGCTAATATCCGCGCAATCGATGATAAGACAAAGAAACATCCCGTAGAAAATGATACATGGTTCAATAAGAAACTTAGTAACGAACTTGTAAATGAATTTTATCGCTCAGCTGAAAAATTTCCAAAGGAAGACAAGTGGCCATCTACTCTTAGGGTAAGACTTCCATTTGATTCAAAGGGGCGACCACAATTTCATCTTTATGACGAAGATAGACGCGAAATTAATATCCTAAACGAAAACGGTACTGTTAATATGGATTGCATCCCGAAGGGATCTGAAGCAGTATGTCTAATTCAATCTACCGGAGTATGGTTTATGGGTAAAACTCAGTTTGGTGTTAATTATAAACTTCTTCAGGCAAAGATTTATAAAAGCGATCGTCTACAGGGATATTCAATTGTTGATTCTGATGAAGAGGAAGAAGAGGAGGAAGAAGAAGAAACACAGCGATAATTAAATAAAAAAATTATATGTAATATCAGTTTTTGGTGTATAGTTTCCGTAGAAAATATAATACCCAAATTATCATATTAATCTTTCGATCCTGGCAGATCTTCAAAAAAATACAAAAACCATAAACCCAAAAAAAAAAGGCTTTTTTTGCCTACAGAAAAAATCTTTATTTTTTTTTTAAAGATTTTTTCTGACTAAAAATTTTTATTTAAATAATATACCGACAAAGATAATGCAACTAAAAATACTAGAAATAAAAATATATCCGTATTAAATCTCATTTTTATTTTTATATTAACAAAATATTTATTTATTTTTTTTAAATAATATACTACTTATAATCATCAAATAATAAACTAAATTTTATATAATATACCATGTAAGACAGAAAGACAGACAAACAAACTAAAAAGAATAGAATAAAAAATATACCTTTAAATCTCATTTTTAGATTAACAAAATATTTATTTAACTGTAAAAAATCTTTTTTATATTGTAATTTTTTATGATTCTAGCACAATTATCACATGGTTTAGAATTTAAAAAATCTCCGTTTTTATTAATTCTAATTATAACGAGTTCACATTTTTTAAGATCATTAACGTGGATCTTTTTTAAGGCATTGTTTATTGCACTTATTTCCGCGTGTAATGAATATTCGTCTTTATAATTAGAATCATGATAAGAATTAAATCCTTTCCCAATTATCCGCCCCCTGTATATTAAAACCGAACCGTGATTAAAATTCATTTCTGACTTCAGTGCTTGGCAATAAGCCTCGTTTATAAACAGTCGCCTAATCATTTTATATAAAATAGTATTTTGTATTTCCTTAAATAGTTTAAAATTCTGTAATTTAGAATGTATCACTTAAATTAAAACCATGAGAACCACCATGACCAAATTTAAAATTTGGTAATTTAATTTCTCCCTTAAAAACAAAAACATATACAAAAAAAGCTATTAAAAGTAATAACATAATCATAACTTTATTATTACTTAATATATTCGGGTAATTAACATTAACTTTTTTCACATCGGAATATACACTGAGATCGTCTCCATTATTTGCTATCTTACTATAGTCGTCATGATCGTCATGATCGTCATGATCGTCATGATCGTCATGATCGTCATGATCGTCATGATCGTCATGATCG